CAAGAAACTATTTAGAAGCCAGATACAGGAAGAGGTACTTAGGCATATTGGAGATTGTCTACCTGTGGCCTTACATCACCTTACTGATCTCGCAGAGAATGCGGAATCTGAGTCGGTCAGGCTTGGCGCGGTTAAGGACCTTCTGGACAGGGGCGGTCTTAAACCCGTTGACAAGGTTGAAACAACCTCAGTCGAAAGAATGAGCGACGACGAGATACAACGAGAACTTGATGCGCTCCGTAGACAAGCACACTAAGCTACAAAGAGAACTAACACTAGAACGAGAGTTAAGGCAGCGGGAACGATACACAAGGGTCGAATCATATGACCCGTACCCCTACCAACTCAAGTTCCATGAAAGTGGCTCAGAAGCCAACCAGAGGCTTCTCATGGCTGCTAACCGTATAGGTAAGTCCTACTGTGGGAGTATGGAGTTATCCTATCATCTGACGGGCTTGTATCCCAAATGGTGGAAAGGGAGAGAATACCGTCAACCTATAGTCGCATGGGCAGGTGGTGTGTCCAATGAGACTACCAGAGATATCGTACAATTTGAACTATTGGGTTCCCCTGATGACCCGGATGCGTTTGGTTCCGGTACTATACCGAAAAACTATATAATAAAAACTGAACGTAAGCCCGGTGTTCCTAACGCCAAATCGGTCGCTCTAATCAAGCACGTTAGCGGCGGGAACTCTTCTTTATTCTTCAAAGCGTATGAGATGGGCGTTGAGAAGTGGCAGGGCAGATCGGTGGACTGTATCTGGTTGGATGAGGAACCAAGCAGAGAAATCTACTCACAGGCTGTAACTAGAACTCTGGACAGGAAAGGTATGGTTTACATGACCTTTACTCCAGAGGCAGGTATGACTGAAACTGTAGCATCGTTCATGAATAACCTGCAACCCGGACAGGCTTTAATAAATGCGACATGGGATGACGCATCTGAGAAAGTCAAGACCCAAAACGGTCAACCGGGGCATTTAAGTGAAGTGGTGATGGAGCAGATACTATCCTCCTATTCACCGCATGAGAGGGAGATGAGGCGGTATGGCAGACCATCTATAGGTTCTGGCCTTATATTCCCCGTTATGGAAGAGAAGATAATTACTGATCCTGTTCAACTTGAGGATCATTGGCCTAGAATAGCAGCAATAGACTTTGGTTGGGATCATCCGACAGCAGTAGTTTGGGGTGCTATTGATCGTGATGAGGATGTATTTTATGTCTATGATTGTTACCGCATGTCAAAAGCGTCACCCTCGGTTCATGCTCAAGCTATACGAGGTAGACCCCATTTTATCCCCATTGCTTATCCCCATGATGGCAATAGACGAGATTCTATGGGTAATCCCGGTCTGGCTGACCAGTATCGCAATCTAGGATGTAACATGATGCTGGATCACTTTACAAATCCGCCAGCGTTGGGAGAGAACAAAGGTGGTAATAGTATAGAAGAAGGCTTGATGGCAATGATTCAGGCTATGGAAAATGGTAAGTTTAAGGTTTTCAGTACCTTATCTGATTGGTTTGAGGAGTTCAGGATGTACCACAGAAAAGGTGGTAAGGTAGTTCCGATAAGGGATGACCTTATGAGTGCCACTCGTTATGCTTTCCAATCACAGCGTTTCGCAATATCCGGTAAAGACCCGGCTTGGACAAAGGATTTAGAATACAAGAACTATGGCATCATCTAAAAAAATCACAGACGAAGATTTAATATCCAGAATAAGGGGTGAGATTACCACCTCTTTGGGGTATATGGGAGACACGATCTCCAAACAGCGAGAGCAAGCTATGAAGTATTACTATGGCTTGCCTTTCGGTAATGAAGTAGAAGGCAGGAGTCAGTACGTTGATTCTACTGTTCAGGACACCATTGAATGGATTAAGCCCTCCTTGATGCGAGTATTTGCCTCCGGGGATGAAATGGTAAAATTTAGTCCTCATGGCCCCGAAGACGTAGAAATGGCGCAACAAGCTACTGATTATGTCAACTACATCTTTACCAAAGACAATCCCGGCTGGGAAATCCTGTACTCTTGGTTCACCGATGCCCTTTTATCCAAGAATGGTATCGTCAAAGTATGGTGGGATGAGTACGAAGATTGGAACAGAGAGGAATATAATGGCTTGGAGGAGATGCAGTTTGAGACTTTAATCATGTCTCCTACTGTAGAAGTCATCGAGCATACCTCTTATCCTGATCCACAGTATAATGCTATGGATGAAACCACTACTGTAGGTATTATGCCCGGTGCCGAGATACCTCAGATACATGATGTTGTCATCAAACGTAACAGTTATACTGGCAAGATTCGCATAGAAAATGTACCACCCTCAGAATTTCTTATTGCTAGAGAATCCAAGAACATTCAGGACTCCAGATTTGTATGCCATCGTGTACTCAAGACTTTATCCGAGTTACGGGAGATGTATCCCGATGAAAAGCTTGAGCCGGAAGACTTAGGCGGTGGTGATGAGGACTTAGCCAGCTATGATACGGAAAGGCTAGAACGGTATATGTTCGACAAGTCTGCACGTTTCTGGGAAGGCTGGGGAGATTCTGGTCTTGAGGATGAGGATGGTTTAAGAACTTATTGGCTGCATGAGTCATTCCTTAGAACTGACTATGACGGTGATGGTATTACCGAACTCAGAAAGGTTTGTAGTGTAGGGGATAAGATTCTACAGAATGATGCGGTAGATTCTATACCCTTTGTATCTTTATCACCTATAACAATACCACATAAATTCTTTGGTCTATCTGTTGCAGACCTTGTTATGGACTTACAACTCATGAAGAGTACGCTGATGCGTAATCTCATGGACAATATGTACAATCAGAACTTTGGACGTTATGCTGTGCTGGAAGGTCAAGCAAACTTGGATGACTTGCTTACCCAGCGTCCGGGCGGTGTAGTCAGGGTTAAATCACCCAATGCCGTCACACCACTTGCAACACCTTCTTTAGAACCTTATTCCTTCCAGATGCTTGAGTATCTTGATGGTATAAGAGAATCCAGAGCGGGTGTATCTAAGATGTCTCAGGGTATGAATGAGAACGCACTAACATCCCATACTACTGCTACTGCCGTGAATGCTGTAATGTCGGCAGCACAGAGTCGTGTGGAACTAATTGCGAGAAACTTTGCCGAGACAGGTGTAAAGGAACTAATGAACAGGATATACGAACTTCTCCTAAAGAATCAGGATAAGGAACGTGTAGTGATGCTACGGAACAACTGGGTTCCTGTACGCCCCGATTCTTGGAGTGACAAGTATGACTGTACCGTTAGCGTTGCTTTAGGTAATGGTAACAAAGACCAGCAATTAGCCCATTTATCAGCTATTATGCAGTTTGCATCTGAGGCTATGCAAGGTGGTCTTCCTATTGCTAATGCTCAGAACATGTATAATATCGGCGCAGCTATGGTGAAGAACATGGGATTCCAGAATGTTCAGGACTTCCTGACTGATCCGTCTACTCTGCCGCCACCACAACCACCCGGACCTACGCCGGAGCAGCAACTTGAACAACAGGAATTACAGCTTAAAGCGCAGGAGTTGGAGATTAAGGCTGCGGATGTGCAGGTTAAGCAGCAGAAGATACAACAGGAGTATCAGAAGGACGCGGTTGATGCACAACTTAAAGTTGCAGAACTTGAACTTGAGCGCGAACAGAATCGTGCAGTAGCTATAGGAGCCACATGACACCCGAAGAAAGAGAAGGTAGGGCGCAAAATTTACTGAATGACCCACTATTAAATGAGTCATTCGACACACTGAGAGAAGATTTAATGAACCGCTGGATACACAGTGGTTCGACAGATTCACAAGCTAGAGAGGCTATTTGGCTTGCGATACGACTGCTTGAAAGAATCCATGGTCATATACAGTCCATAGTTGAAACTGGACACATGAACAAGGTAATGGAAAAGCAACACCCATATATCTGATAGAGGAATTTAATTATGGCGGATACGCAAACTGCCCCGCAAACCCCGGCTGTTTCACAGCCAACACCCGCGCTAGGTGGTAGTGTCGCTGAAGCGCAAGAAGCTATACTCAGTCTACTGGAACCTGAAGAGGAGAAACCACAACCTGAGGAAGCAACCCCGACTGAAGATGTAGAGTCCACAGAGGAAACTCAAGACGAATCATTGGAAGAGGAACCCGCAGAGGAAGAAGAAGCTGAACCCGAAGAGGAGGAGGCCGAAGAAGAATCTGAGGAACCTGAAGAAGAGGAGCAGCCCAAAGAGGAACTATACACTGTTCGCGTTGATGGCGAAGATGTGGAAGTTACCCTTGATGAGTTGTCTAAAGGATATTCTCGACAACAGGATTACACCAAAAAAACTCAAGAGATAGCTGAATACCGAAAGCATTACGAAGCAGCCATAGGACAATATGGCGAAGAGATTGCTGAGATTCAAGCTACTCGTCAACAGTACGTTGATGCTTTAGCGAATATGGTGCAGATGGAGTATGCTCAGTTACAACAATACCAAAATGTTGATTGGGAGCGATTGAGAGAAGAAGATCAGGATCAGTATCTCTTAAAACGAGAAGAGTATCGTGATATCGAAAATCGTATGCAGCAAACTCAGGCCAATATACAGGAAGAGACTGCGAAACAACAACAGGAGTATCAAGCTAACTTTCAGCACACACTCCAAGAAGAGTACGGCAAGTTAGTCAGTGTCTTACCACAATGGGAAAACCAGCAGTTTCGTCGTAAGGTTTCTAATGAACTTAGAGATTTTGCACGATCTAAAGGTTTCTCCAACGATGAGATAGCGCAACTTGTAGATCATAGGTCTATACTAATCCTTTTAGAAGCCAAAGCCTTTGAAGAAGGTCAGGCAGTGAAGAAGGAAGTTAAGGCCAAGAAACTCAAAAATAAACCTAAAGTAGTTAGAACTGGGAAAGGCCAGACCTCTTCCAAGACTGATAAAACTAAACGTACTGCCCAAATGAAGCGTCTTCAAGGCACAGGACATATTGATGATGCGTCTGCGCTTTTGGAGGATTTTATAGATA